CTCATCATGCTGCTAACATAGAGCTTCAGAACACAAGCCCCAACCGTCAAATGACGCATTGGGGCGACACCGCATTGGAACAACATGACAAACCCAGCATGGACGTACAGTCAGCTTGATACGTTCGAGACTTGCCCAAGAAAGTTTTACCACCTAAAGGTCAAACGAGACATTGTTGAGCCGCCCACAGTACACACTGATTGGGGTAAACGAGTTCACACTGCATTCGAGGACTTCATCAAAGATGGTGTCATGCTCCCCGAAGGCATGGATCAGTGGCAGAAACTGGCGTTCAAACTGGCCGCACTGCCGGGCAAGAAGCTGTGTGAGATGGAGTACGCACTCGACCGCAACTTCCAACCAACAGCATGGAAAGGCGCATGGACTCGCGGCATCGCCGACTTGGTTGTTCTGCACAAAGACAAGGCTGTAGTCGCTGACTACAAGACAGGTAAGCGCAAGCCCACAGAGCAGCTCGACCTGTACGCCAACTACATCTTTGCGCACCACCCACAGATCAACACAGTCACCACTGGCTTCATCTGGCTCAAAGAAAAGAAGATCGACTGGAAGCCAATCGAGCGCAAAGAAGCGCCAATCATCTGGCAAGGCTTTGTACCCCGCGTAGCAAAGCTTGAGTCCGCCTACGAAAGAGACAGGTGGCCAGCCAAAACGTCAGGGCTATGTAAGGCTTGGTGCCCAGTATTGAGCTGTGAGTTCAACGGGAGGAAGAATGGCTAGTACCCCTGAAGGCAAAGTCAAAGAGGCTTGCAAGAGATACCTCAAGGGTCTCGGCGCTTGGTACTTTATGCCAGTGTCCAACGGTATGGGCCAAGTCGGGATACCTGACATCATCGGCTGCTACAAGGGCAGGTTCTTGGCCATAGAAACTAAGGCCCCGGGCAAGCGCGGTAACACCACGCCGAACCAAGAACGAGTCATTGAAGCTATACAAAAAGCTGACGGCTGGGCGATTGTCGTGGACAATGTAGACCAGCTTCACGAATTCATCGTGGCCATCAACATGTACGACATTTTGGAGAATGGAAATGCCCAAATCGACACCCAGAAAACTCGAGTATCAAAAAGCATATAACGCTCGCCCTGAAGAAGTGGCCAAGCGCGTTAAGAACAACGCAGCACGGCGCGAAGCCATCAAAGATGGCAAGGCCAAAGTAGGCGATGGTAAGGACGTCGCCCACAAGAAATCACTGGAGAACGGTGGTGGCAACCACAAGGCCAACGTAACTGTTCAAGACCGAGCAACCAACCGTGGATGGAGGAAGGGCAGTGGCTCATACAACCCAGACAAGTGAAGACCGAGGCAACTGGAGTCGACCACACCCAATGACTCGCGCCATGCCAACAATGTGGTTCGGTCGTGAAGTGCCGGAGGGTGTGACCCACATAACTCTGCTGCGTGACTTCTTTGACGACCAACTGCTGGTTCGCTGGAAAGTAAAAGGTGACGAGCAAATCCACGCGATGCCGTTCGATCACACAGACGATGGTGTTATGGCCGCTCTGGCTGCAATGAAACTAACATGCTAATTCACAAAGAAAAAAAGGCAGTCGTACTCAAGCTTCGCAACCCATCAAGAGTAACGACTGTCATACCAACCGCAGTGTTGGTAGAACACAAAGGCGCGACACTGGTAGCAGTGCCACACAGACCTGACGAAACTCGGGTGCTGCGTAACTTGGGCTTCGAGGTTCCTGACCCCATGCCCATGCACTATGACTGGCCCAAGGTCAGTGGTAGGCACAGTCCGTTCTCCGCTCAACTGGAGACGGCATCGTTTCTGTCCATGAACAGCCGTGCGTTCTGCCTCAACGGTATGGGCACTGGCAAGACCAACAGTGCTCTGTGGGCCTACGACTACTTGCGCCGCACTAAGACGGTACGCAAGATGCTGGTTGTCTGTCCGCTGTCTACGATGGAGCGAACATGGGCTGACTCAGTGTTTCAGACGTTCCCGCACCTAGACTGTGTTGTGCTGCACGGCTCGCGTGAGAGACGCATCAAGCTGCTTGCTCAGGATGTGCATGTTTACGTCATCAACATTGACGGGCTAAGCACCATCAAAGACGAGTTGGCCAAACGTGCCGACATTGACTTGATCGTTATTGACGAGCTGGCGCTGGCGCGTAACTCCGGCACTGACCGCTGGAAGATTTTGAACGCTATTTGTAACAAGCAGTCACCACGTCGCGTGTGGGGTATGACCGGGTCGCCAACACCTAACGCACCAACCGATGCGTGGGCTCAGTGCAAACTCGTGACTCCTGACAACGCGCTGGTTCCTAAATACTTTAGTGCGTTCAGAGATCGCGTTATGCGGCAGATCACCCCATTCAAGTGGGCAGCACGGCAAGACGCCAACGAAGCTGTGTATCAGATGATGCAGCCAGCTATCCGGTTCTCGCTGGACGACTGTGTTGACTTACCCGAGCAGACGTTCATCACCCGCGAAGTTGCCCTGACGCAAGAGCAAGCCAAGGCCTATAAGGACATGATGAGCAAGCTGGCCACGGAGTACTCCGGTGGGCAGATTTTGGCGGTCAACGAAGCGGTCAAGGCCAACAAACTAATCCAGATCGCATGCGGCGTTGCTTACGGTACTGACGGCGAAGAGGTGGTCATCCCATCCAAGCCACGCATTGACGTGCTCAAGGAAATTATCGAAGAGTCTGAAGGCAAGGTCATCGTGTTTGTGCCTCTGACAGGAGCGCTGGAAAGCGTAGCGTCAGAATTGCGTAAGGACTGGACGGTAGAAACGGTACATGGCGGCACGAGCAAGAGCGAGCGTGACCGGATATTCGGTGAGTTTCAACGGGGTTTAGACCCTCGTGTGTTGGTGGCCAACGCATCGACCATGAGCCACGGGCTGACGCTGACAGCAGCAACCACCATCGTGTGGTACGCCCCGGTTCACTCCAATGAAACTTACGAACAGGCCTGCGCTCGCGTTAGGCGACCGGGCCAGACAAGAACCACAGTGATCGTTCACATTGCAGGTACGGATGTTGAGCGGCGTGTGTATAAGAGACTGCAAGACAAGCAGTCTATGCAGGGTGTGTTACTCGACATGATGAAAGAGCGGATAGAACAATGAAATTATCAGAAGCCGTCACGCTGTACATACAGCTACGTGACAAAAAAGCGCAGATGAAGTCCGAGTTTGAAGCTTCGGTTGCCCCCATCACTGACAAGATGGAAAAGCTGGAAGCCAAGCTGCTGGACGTATTTAACAAGACCGGCATGGACTCAGTGAAAACTGAGCATGGTACGGCTTACACTGCTGTGCGTACAACCGCCAGCGTTGCAGATCGTGAAGCCTTCATGGATTTTGTGAAGGCCAACGAAGAGTGGAGCTTGCTTGAGGTGCGTGCATCGAAGACCGCCATCGAACAGTTCCGCGACTCCAATGACAATGAGCTACCACCGGGCGTAAATATTCGCTCAGAGCGTGTTGTCAACATCCGCCGTTCGGCATAAACTCCTCCTCCCTTCACAGAGAAAACCATGAACATCATTCCATTTGACTCTGGCAGCAACCTGCCCTCGTTCCTCAAAAAAGTCGACATCGCGTCGCTCAACTCTGACCTGACCGCACACGCTGGCGGCGGCTTCCCTGTTATCTCCATCAAGGGCAAAGTCTTTGCCGTGGTGCGTGATGGCGAGCGCGAAATCCAGATGAACCCTAAAGACCCAGACAGCGCTGCTACAAGCCTGAACGTGGTGTTGCTCAAGGCCAACAAAGGCACAAGCAAGGTGTTCTACATCAAGGGCTATGACAAAGACTCCAGCGAAGGCCAAAAGCCTGACTGCTACTCCAACGACGGCGTCGAGCCAGCCGCTGACGCGCAGAACAAACAGGCCAAGAAGTGCGCCACATGCGCCCACAACCAGTGGGGTTCCCGCGTGACCGAGAAGGGCGCTACCAAGGGCAAGGCTTGCGCTGACGCTGTTCGTATGGCAGTGGCTCCCGCTGGCCAGATTAACGACGCTA